CCTTTGTTAGTGTTGAAGATAGATATAGCTTATGCTTAAACAAACTCATTGGCAAATCATTACGGGACATTATTGAAAAATAATTGGTCGTCACTTTCGTAGCACGGCGTTAAACCCCTAGCCCATGCGGGGCAAGCAATAGTTTTTGCGTAGTAGTGCGTTGCGCCACTCGTGCGGTCGGTTGCAGAGCCATTAATTAGACTTTCGGCAATCGCTGTAGCTAGCGCGTAAAGGGGGTCGCTAAAGGTAATTCTCATTATTCGGGCAAGGTCTTTAGTTCCAGGCGTCCAACAACTGTATTGATAGATACCGTCCTTCATTCGGTAACAGACAGTACAGACATCGCCACCATACCAAGTCTTTTTCTTGATGCGGTTCATTACTGTAGAACCGACGTCCTGCATCGCCCCCGCGCCGCCGTTGCTTGCTTCGCCTATCATCGTTAAAGCTAGAGCGTTTGTATCCTGATCCATTATTGCTTACCGGGGGTCATATTCATAAGCACCAAATCTAGTCTAGCGTTTACGTCCCTAAACCCCCCATCAACGTGAGTTGTTATGCGGTCTAAATCATTTTTGGTAGCGAAGGTGTTCAGGTTACGCATTTCACTGGCATGAAGATCCTTCGCCACTTCGGCGGCAGTTTTCTCAATACCTGTGTGGACAACTGCATCGTCGGAAATATGCTTCTTAATCCACTCACTTAAAGCCTTGGTTGTATCATTCATACTTTTAGTTAAACGTTCCTCCATCCTTAATTGAAGAACCCATAAAGCAGAGAACCCCACTCCGAATATAAGTACAAGGCCGCCTATAATCCACTGAAACCATTCTGTTGTCATACTAAGTACTAGATCCTTGAACTATCCCAGTTGCACTATGCCCGATTATACCCCCTGCCCCCCATCCTGTATACCCGATTGTGGCTCTAAACTTAGGCGTTGCTGGAGGGTTTGGGGGAACCGCTGATTCTCCAGCATAAGGCGCATCAGCATAAGCAAACCCCCCGTACACTACACGCTCGTCGCACTTGCGAAGAAGCTCGCCATTACAGCAGGTGATTCGCCTACTGCCGGTGTCACCACGACATCTTGTTTTGCTAAAGCGAACGCATACCCCTGACACTGTGGATTAATGTTCAACGGATCAATAGCTACCGCAGTAAAGTATGTGGCAAAGTCGGCAGCGGCTATGGAGTATTGTTTCTGTCCGATAACACGATTGCCTTTCTGGGTTACATCGGAGAACCCATAGAATGTTAATGCCCCAGTGCCATCTTTACTGAAATTCCATTGCACGAGACGCCAGTAACTGGAGGGAAACACCACGCCGTAACTGTCGGTAAAATTCATAGAAAGGGCCATGATTATTCCTCCGGTTGAATTGTATCCGATGATGAGGACGCATTCTGCGCATTAATTGCATCGGCAATCGCTTTCTTAACCTGCATAATTTGAGATTGCAGAATCTCAGATTGAATGGTTAGCTTGCCGAATGTGGTGTAAAGTTCGTCGAGTGTAGGCATAGTTTCCTCCTTTTTGTTAAAAGCCGTTCAGTTCAATGTAGCCGGTGCTCGTGGTTCCTGTAACCGTGACAGCGGTGGTAGAAATTGATGTTACCACGGCGGCCAGACTTTGTGAAAGCACTTGTGGCGTGTTCGTGAATGCTGTCGGGAACGTGTAAGATGCAGTCCCTAAAAGCGCGTTGCAATAAATCATTATGGATTTATAAGACGATCCGGCTTCTGCTTGTGAAAATACCGCCGTTCCTGATGTGCTGCCGTTTACCGTAGTTTGCGCCACGTTGGAGGCGAACGCGCCTACTGCGTTTACGGCGCTGAGGACGGTGCTACTACTATTCTGCCACTGCGTGAGGTTTGCGGTTTGGGAGGCGGCAGCTTGAACAACTAAACCTACTGTAGCGGGGGCGGAGATTTGCAGTAGTGCATTCTGGGTGGTTGGAGAGAGAGTTAATAGAGTTGTTAACGAATTTGGTGTGCTGCTTGAAGAACCAGCGAGCGAAGTTTGGAAAATAAGATTCCCCCCAGCGCCCGTCCCAGTTCCGATTCCTCCCGCAAAAGTAATCGCCGCACCCGCGACATTGGAACCAGAACCGCCAGTAGCATTTAGTGTGAAACCAGAAGGTGCGGCGTTAGTCACACCGTTACCGATGAACACAGTATTGATATACGCCGATGTGCCAAAATAATCCGGGGCACCTATTACAAGTTGGTGATCTGCCGTTGTAAAGGCACCGAAGCCAAGAGCGATGGTCGATGTGTGCGCTGCAGTTGCACCAGCACCAAAGGCACTGGCTTGCATTGACGCTATAGCATTGTAGCCAAAGGCGGAACCTTGAACAGAAGCCGTGATGTTATTTCCAACGCCTGTGCCCTGACCTGCAACTTGTAAAAATCCACCACCGATGCCAATAATTCCCGAAATTGCAGTTATTATTTGGGTGCCGGCAGCATTGAATTGGAACAAAGCTACTGCGCTGCTATCTTGTAGCTGAAGAAGGTTTGCAGATTGGGAGGCGGCGCCTTGGACGGTGAGACCGATTTTTGCGGCAGTATCGTTAATAATTGCAAGCTTTGAAGTAGTGTTGGTCAATGCACCAATTACCACATTTCCAGCAGTATTCTGTCCTTGAAATGCGGTCAGGGACCCATCGAAATAAAATGGATTTGTATAACTACAGGTAACGAATTGCCCTGTATGGCTGCTTTGCGACCAAGCAAATGTCGCTCCAACAGTAGAACTCTCACCCACAAAAACATGGGAATCAGAGGCGGCGTGAACAACATTCAGACCCTGCAGATTAGTTGGACCAGCCGTAGGACCGATAGCAATATCATTTGTCGGACTCGCCGTCCCGATCCCCAGCCGCTTATTCGTCTCATCCCAGAAGAAATTGGCATTGTCCTGCGCCAGCGTCGCCGTGGGATTGATGAATAGTATGGAACCGGCAGTGCCGGAACCTATTGTTGCACCGACCGCCAAATCTTCTTTTAGAAATGCTTGTTCCGCCGGATAAGTATTATAAATATCCTTCGTGCCTGCGGTAAAGTTTACGGCACTGGCGCCATTACTACCTGAAAGAACTGTAGTGCGTGTTAAGGTATTAGCCCCTGAATTATAAGTACCAAGACCAACTTCCCATTGATTACCGGATTGGGCGCGGATGCAATAATAACAGGTGTTGGTATCAGAAAGAACGCTGCCGAAGGCCTGGCAAGCAGCAGCAGCACCTAGTAATGTAGCCGCCCCTGTTCCTGTGACAGTAGTTGTTTCCTGGACGCGATCAAATCTTAAATCCGTCATTCTGCATTAATAAGCTGAAGTTTACAGGCTAATTTTTGTTGCAGCGCAACAACTTTTTCTTTTGTTTCCTCAGCTTGCGCTAGATAGTTTTCAGCCTTGGAATTTTTGTTAATAGTATCTTTTTCTCTAGCATCGCTAATTCTATCTTTTGCTTCTTGTAACCTGACATTTTCAAGATGAACCTTTTTCGCCGCAGTTAATCTCTCTGTTTCAGCCTTGGCTTCTAGCAAGGTAGACTCAGCATCCCTTAATATTTCGGTATTCGCTGCGGTTATATTATTCACCTTTTCCAATAATTGATCATTGGCCTGTTTGTCCTTCTTGGCTTTATCTATAGTTGCGAGTGCCTCTTTCACATCTAGCTTTAATTGTTCACTAAGCGCTAGACTTTTATTGATATTTTCTAAATTAGCCAATACATCTTTTGGATCTTTGGCAACCTCTATAATAAGATCTATAAATTTAGATACGCTGGCGGTAGTGGCTGAAGTTACATTCATATTGTCCTCCTTATGTTGGTTTACGGCAAAGGCGAACTCTTAACAACCCCGCCCCTGTGTTGCCTAAAGCTGATATAAAATTCTCCGTGCTAGGTCGTACATAAAACCCGTAAACGATGCCTTCCGTAAGGGTGAAGTTACCAGTCGGTAAACTGTTAGTAGCAACTGTGTTACTCGCCACTACACCACTTCCGCCGAAAGCTACTGTTATTGTATCCCCGACTGCTTCGCAGAATATGTACTGCTCCTGTTTACTGTTTTCCAACGTGATAGGGTCAAAAATAAGTTGTTTAAGAACAGCCGTGCTGGAATTAGTAGTGATCGGATATTCCTGGTACGGTTTAGCAGCATAATGTTGATCTGTGTACATATTATTCTCCTTTGTTTATGTTTCTCTGCCGCCGAGCACTTGTAATATAGCACTCGAGCTATTGCTTGCATAGTAGACGCTAGAACTCTCTAACATCAATTCAATGTTACCGCTGTTAGTGGTGCTGTAGATTACCAGTGGTGGTGGATTAGATGAACTAGATGAAGCACCATAACTTGCATTCGGGGCTACCGCTGCTATTCCGCTACCGCTAGGCGCTGAAAGTACCAGCTTAATTTCGGCAGTATTGCTGCCTACCGCCGCGCTTACGGATTCAGCTATCCAGGTCGGCACTGTGGGGTCGCCGCTACTACCGCTTGCTATGGTCGGCAATGCGGCTAGGTTATTGCCGACTACATACTGCCAATCCTTATCATTTTGCACCTTGCCGACAAGATTGCCGCTACTGTTTACGCGAGTAGGTCCAAGAACTACGAAATAATTATACCCGGCAACGGGGGATGAGTATCCTGAGGATTGAGGACATCCTATAGCGGCGATTACTCCGGTAGATGGGTTGTATATGATTACATCGCTCAACCATGTACTCGTACCTTGGCTGTTCGCACCATTCATTAATCCGCCGGCTCCGGAGTTGCCCGTAGCGTAAGAACAACTGACGCTGGTGAGTTTTACAGTGTCGCCATTCGCTGAATCATGCAGAACTAATTCGGTTGCCGTTATGTTCACGGTATTGCCGCCAGTAGTGGTGATTTTAAGGTTGTTAAGTGCGCGAACAGGAGGTCTTGCAGCGCCGAAAGCAATCGGGCTACCACTGGTCATATGGAAATTGGTTCCATCGCATTCGAAGTAAGCAACGGCCAGACCTGCCCCCGTCCAACTTATCGTTGAAAGGCTTGCGTTAAGGTCATTCGTTACAATGCCGCTAGTCGGGGTGAACGTCGCAATAAAACCGCCGCCGCTGGCGATAGCGAATTTGAAACCTGCTCCTAGTGTTGATGGATTTGCCGCGTAAACACAATTCTGCGCTGATACAGCTATTTCCCCGCGATTACCCTCTGCTATAGAGTATGTAGCGGCATTGATGGAATTCAATGTTTCGATATTCACAATCGCCCCGTTGCTATTCAACCCTTGGTCGCTACCATAGGTAGTCGGCGGTTGTACAGGAGCAACGTCCCAGGTTCCATTTGCGGTACTGGCAGAATTAAGTATCAACCCATAAGTGGCTCCTGCAGGCACTGTTGCCAATAGGGTGGAACCGTCTTGCGCGTAAATAACAAAGGAATAACTACCAGCATTGTGAAACCAGATCGGTACTCCTAGGGGTATGCTGTTCGTTAAATTGGCCGCTGGCAAAGTCAAGGTTTTACCGGATGCTGTCATCGTTACGTCGTACAGCGTAAACATCGGATTGGTTAGCGCGACATTGCTTCCAGAGGAGATTACGCTCGCCCCATAATTCACCGTTACGCCATTATAGATGTTATCAATGGTGAAGTATGTATTGGAGCCGGTGCTGTCAGTAAGAACCAGTTTATATGGAGCGTTGCCAAGCCAGACATTCGCTGTTCCTGTGCTGTCTAAAACTACGGGGTTCGCATTTGCCGTGCCGCCCGTACTATCGGTATATGTGGCGAGGGGCGTAGAGCCGCCAGCGGCGTAGGTATGTAGTAACCCCCCGGCCAGCGGCTCGCCATTAGCGTCAAATGCGCGAAATACTGGAAAGGGGCAAAGGCTGAAATTAGGAGTTGTCATTTACTTTGCTCCATGGGCTGATCACTTTGCCCACCAAACAGGGACATTCCCGCTGCTACCTTAGGAACCAATTTCGTGTTACTTGTACCGATTGACATTGTAGTCACCATCTTATTTATTAAATTCTCCAGTTGAGGGCTTCCTGGCTTCATACTACTTGCACTTCTTACAAATTTCTGCCCCCTGCCGCTCTGCATGAACTTATACATTCCATATGTACCGCCGCCCGTAGCAGCTACACCGCCAGCTTGCACATACTGTCCACTACTTAGCATGTGAAAAAACTCTGCACCTGCCGCCGCCGCCCCTGCGAATTTAGCCATAATCCCACCGGGGCTTGCCTTTGGCAACTTACCAGCTCCGGCTTCCTTTTGTAAAGCCAGATGTTCGGCAACATTACTCAACCCCTGCACATCGAATTTGTCGAAACCCTTGAAGTCAAGTTCTGATTTATTAAGTAATTGAGTAAGTTGGTCTGATAATGACCTGTAATTTACCGCGCCTTTTGTAGTGGAACTTTGTACTGCGCGTGCTATCAATCCAGATTTAACGGCGTTACGAGCCATTGGATCAAGTTGCGCGAATACTTCTTTAGAGATACTTTCGTTGACTACTGTGGGGTTTGTCCAGTCAGAAAACTTTTTGTAAACGTCGTTAACTGCTGATTGAGTGCCGCCAGCCGCGCGATTAATCAACTTAGACGCTTCGCTGGTTTGCAAAGGCTTAACTACATCTCTAGTATAGTCACTAGCATCGCTATAAGATTGCCAAGCTCCACTCGCTTGACCGCCTTTTTTCATATCTGACAGCACAGCTTTTCTAACATCAGATAAGGCAGTCTTTGCCAAACTCCCATCTGGCATTTGGTTAAACGCGCTTCCTAGAGTTTTAGATATGGTAGATAAATCTTGAAAAGTAGTAGGTTGATCCAACCTCTGCGATACTTCTGTCAGGTACTTGCCAATAGTGGTTCTATTATTACCGTATTGAAATTCCTGGTCTCCTATTTCGGTAGGCTGAGAAAGAGCGTTGTTAAGTACACTACTAGGGGTATTAGGATCAAGAGCGTCAAAAGTTCTATCACGTCGTATCTCCGTTGTTCCAGATTTTGCGGATGCTTGCGCGTATTTTTGGTCGGCAAACAACTGCTTATTTAGCAGGTTACTATCATTGCTTGCTTTTGCCAACTGGTAATCGTTCGGGGAATTGTGTATTACATCCAAAATAGCTTTTGCGGTTATCTGACGTTTATCTGTCGGGCCAGCAGCCGTTGCCACTAATTGATCATAATTCGGAAAACTCTTTATATTCGCTAGTGCTGTTGAGTAGTAGCCCTTTGTCTGAGCATTGGTCATTGAACTAAAGTTGACAGTATTCTGCTTAAAGTTCGACGCATTAAGATTATCAGCGGCAGCGTTGGTTAGACCACTATTGCCAGATGCAATCTTGACTCCCCATTGCTTGCCTTCCGCCGCCGTTGCCGCCATATTCGTATCTTGATTTGTACCGAACGCGGCGTTTAATCCTTTCTTAACCATTGGCGACAAGCCGCCGAACACTAACCCGCCTAATATGCCGCTACCTGTATCACTTAACACAGTACCAGTTTTCTTTTGATACCACTGTTCAATTGGATCCTTCTCGGGATCTATGCCTGGTTCAGGAGTTAACCCGCCCACGACCGCGCCGCCGCCGCCGCCGTAACCCGCGCCTTCCGCGCCTTTAATACCTACCTGTGTAAGCAAGGGCTTCGCCACTACCGGGGCCACTGCTTCCGCCGCCTTTATTACCCCCGCCTTTATTACCCCGCCTACGCCAGTCACTGCGGTCAGTGGTAATCCTGCACCTGTGCCTACGCCTAAGTTTTCGCCAAATGATGGTTCTGAGCCTACTGGTCTACCCTTTATAGCGGCTTGATTGGCATTGTCAAGATCAATTTTCGCATTTACAACCCGCATTTGATCTGCGATAGCTGCTCGCTTTGTTGGATCTTTTTCTAGGCTGCCCGTCACCCCTAGATAGGTTTGGTGAGCGCCTAGTAAATCTCGGTACAACCCTGTGGAGATATTTTCCGCGCCGCTGCTATCAGTTAGCTTTTCAAGATCCTGCTTGTTCTTAGTATTTTCTTGTATGGGCTTGAAAGTATCATCGTCCATTAAGCCTTTTGTACGAAGATCTTTAATTCTATCAGGAGCCATACCAGCCCACTTCGCTATATCGTCTGTACCAAGCGTTGGGTCTATTGCTTGCGCCCCTATTGCAGCCTTTGGCACTCCTCCTGGGCTGGCGTCGGGGGTAAATCCTGCGTCGGGAGCCGGGGCAGCGTCGGGAGCCGGGGCAGCGTCGGGGGTAAATCCTGCGTCCACTATTGCCCCACTATCTTATAACCCTTGGCAAGCAACGCTTTTAGCTGGCTAGGGTCGGTTAAAGTTCCAGTAGTCTTGCCATCGGGGTGCATCAACTTAGTTGGCGCTCCTTGCTTGCTTAAATCTGCACCGTTTCCTGGCGCGGGTATTTCGCCATTGGGCGATTGTAGGGCATCATTGATAGTAACCTCGCCGCCCTTCTCACCTGGAAATGGTGCATCGGCCGGGGCTAAAGGTTGAGCTTGCGATTTAGTAGGCATCGCGCCGCTACTGAACGTCGCGCCTGACCCCGGCGCAATTCCAGCCTTTTTATCGCCTATCATTGCATCGATGCCTTTGTAATCTTGGAATGGATTGCGATATTCTACAGATGGGCGATTATCGTCACCTAGATGGACGTCCTCTAGCTTCAAACCCCGACTGGTGGCTTCTCCTATTCTACCATGCTCCGCTACAAGTTGATTCTGATATCTTTTATTGACCCAGTCGCTAGCGTACTGTGAAAGATTCTTAAATTGGTTGTCGTTAAGTTTATCCATCTTACCAGACATAAAGTTATCAACTGCCAGTTCAGCTTCTTGGGGCGTACTTCTGCCTCCTTCTGATAATTGCCTAATCCATGCTTGTCGCACTACCCCACCGATTTCCATTCTGCCCAAACCAGCTACGAAGGAAGATTCAAGACCGCCCACGTTTTCGGGGCTGTACCCGCCAAGCCCTTTACGGGCTTGCGCCAGACTTTGTATTGCTTGCTGCGCTTGCTGAGCACCATTCATAAAATCTGAGTATTTTTGGTCAATTTCTTTATAGGAGTCATTAAAGTCGCTAACTTTTTTGTTGTATAATTCTTCACCTTGAAGCTGTAAACGAAGAGGAATAGCTTGCGCCTCTGCCTTATCTTTCGCTGTTGACCCGCTGTCAATTAATGTCTGGGCGTGTTGCTGCGCTTGGCCAACACTGTCAGGGGCGGGTACGTTAGGAAAAGCAGTTTGGAACTTAGGTTTTATATAGTTATCATAATCATTCTGTGATAGATTTGGGTTGAGCAGCGCAACCCCGGTTTGCTGCGCTATGTCTGCTTGTTTGGCATTATTTCCCAATTTTGCGCCTATGATATCCTGCTGCATTTTTTCTATCTGCAGAGACTTTTCCTGCTGCATATTATTGTATGTAAACAAAGCCATAGGATCTGTATTTCCGAGAGTATTTTTTACCCCTTGCTGGTCTATCGTTACATTCCCATTTTCATCCCTGCCCGTATTCTGCATCATTGCATCATTAATAGCCTTAGTATGCCCTAGTTCTATACTGTTCTTTTCATTCTCCATCTGAGCACCCTGCAACTGCACTTGACCGAGTTGCATTCTCTGCCCCATGTACTTCATATTCATCATTTGAGACAGCGTCGCCATTCCGTTATCATCGCTGGAAGGTTGCAGCATGGATGCGTTTACTTGAGGTATGTCTACCATTGAACACCTGTTCCGTAGCCGTTAGGATTATTTGGGTTATATGCTGTTTGATTCATTCCCGACGTAGCCGCTGCAAAATTAGAAGCAAGTGTGCCTGGAATGTAGCCTGTACCGCCGCCACCGCCAGCCCCCACCCCCACCCCCGGCTGTGGGAGGTTGGAGTATCCGTACATGGCCCCCACCCCTTGCATTGCGCCGCCTATGTCATTTGCTGCACCTGTAATTTGCCCTGCTCTTGCGTTACCCGCGCCAATAATATCAGCAGTCTGATTCTGAGTTTCAAAGTTTTGGTTAGCTTGTTGATTAACTCCCGCCTGTTGCCCCATCCCTGCCAAAGTTGACAAGTTGCTAAATCTACTTTGATTAGTCGTCTGCCAGCGATTGTAAGCGTTTTGAAATTCGTTGCTCGCCATGCCTTGAGAATACTGCGTAAGATCTTTAAGTGTACCTCCAGATTCAAGGGTTCCTTGCGCGGCAGCAGATCTCTGTATAGCCTGATTACCTTGACTAAGGTCAAAGGCATACCCTGGATCTTGGGTAAAGTCAGCCATAGTAAAGTTGCTGTTAAGCTGACCGCCGGGGGCTGTAAGTGTTCCTAGTTCTCCTAGTGCGGTATTGCCACTTTGTATGAAGGGCTGATTAATCGCGGTGTTCGCATTAAACCCTGAAAGGGCTTCCTGTCTTGCCGCATTCTCGGCCTGTACTTGCGCTTGACCACCTGCTATCGCGCCCCCTGCTTTTGTCGCGCCCCCCGCCAACTGCGCCGCTGCCATTATTCCCATGTCAATCTCCTATGTACTTCGTAAATAATTTCTCAGCTTGCTTCCACTTCATTCTTTCAAACAATGTACTCGCGTCATGTTCGACCTTTGTTCCGGCAACTAGCTTTTGCACTTTTCGCTCCTTGCATACAACCTCCAGTAATCCAAGCAACTTAAGCCCATTAAATCCATTGCGATACTCTGGTAAAATATAGTAGCCATCGTACCAGCCATGAAGAGTATGTCTGTAGTGCATGTGATTATCGATAAAAGCTGTCGCGTATCCTGCCAACTTTGACCCATCTCGAGCGGTAACTGTTGCGAGTTTGCCTTCTTCTTCTTTTCTAGCATATGCTTCATAATCCATCGCCAGCTTGATTTTATCTTGGTTAAGAGCTACTTCATGCCAATGATCCAACATAGGTGTCCATATTTCTTTCGCTACTTTACGCCACGACTCTTCTTGAAAAGTTAAATTTATCATACATTTCCTCCGCCCTTTTGTAAACCCTGAAATATCATTCAGTGAACCACCCCGTAAGACTTAAATTATACCGCAACCGCAACGCTCCATTGTTCGCGGTTATTTTCACCGTAGTACTCGCTCCATTCGCATAGTGAATGCTAATATTGTAAGTAGCAGCGTTACCGGCAACATCTACAATATTAAGGGGAAAACTGTCTGTAGTCGGCGTATGTAGTACGATTGTTATTGCCGCGCTAGTCGTGTTATTCACATGAATTACATGATCTAAATTCGTACTCACTAATTCACTTGCGTTAGCCCCGGTTATTGTTCTAAGTGCATTGTCTGTATAGGCCGCGCCTGTGGGGTCTGTAGTAGTAGTCTTACGTCCATTCACATTTCTAATTCTATGAGGGCTGGTCAGCAACTTCTTAGTCTGAAGATAATAGCCGAAATCACTGGCTATCAAGCCATTACTCAAGAATACTGTTTCTATTATGTCTACTACCGCTTGCGCCTTTTCTAAGTCACCCCAGTATTTCGCGGCCATGTAGCCTAGAAATGCCGCTGGCAACCCACCGGTTAAACCGGGATCTTCAGGCCAGTTATTCCAATACTTCATTACATTCTGCTTCACACCTTCCTTAAAGGCGTCATCAGCAAAGGGGCATTGATTAAGCTCTGGAAAGAATTGTGCTTGCCACCATGGATACCATGCTAATTGAGTAGGGTTCGCAGTCCAACTCAAATTGTCCCCATAATACCAGCCGAAATAATTAGTATTGAGGTTGGACATTCCCGACAACGCACCATTTATGTCAGTTACATTGCCACTGGCAAAGGTCGCATAATATGTATTGCCTAACAGGGTGAAAATTTCATATGCCGCTTGACAACCCGCGCTACTTTCGCAGTTGTCTTCACCATAATTTATCGTGTAAGCACTTCCATCTACAGGACTAACTTGCCCTTGAAATGTTGGAGTTAAGAAGTTAAATAGGAACGCTAAGTTATAGTAGAAGATATTCTGTAACAAGGCCGCGTAAGTCTGCCCAGGTATAGGACTAGCTGTGTTGAGCCAATGCCAGTCATTCGTTACTTTAATGTACTCCCATAGTAGAGAAAATGCTGTGGAGGCGTAGCTATCGTGAGAATCGGCGTATTTATAAATGTACATCGTTTCATCAGTATCGAGCCACATATATTGTTGATAAGTAGGACTGCCACCGCCATAAGTCGCTTGATAATTCTTATAGATACAAAGCCAAGTAACTCCGCCGTCCGTTTGCGTAGTGCCATTGAAATTGGGATATGGTACTGTGTTAATAGTAGGAGTGCCGGGAAACGGGTTGCTGCCGCTTGTGGTATGACTACCCATTGTAATGTTGAGCCAGATAAACCCTGCGCCATCTATAACCTTCTGGCCGTAGCTGTAAGATGAACTTGCTTGCCAAGGGGTAACAACATGCTTCATTAATGTCTGAAAGTACGTCTTAGCGACGCTGCTGTACTGAGTTCCACTTGTGCCTTGTAAATCACAATATAACGTAGCCATTATGTTGCTGAAATAGTGCTCTATTCCATTATTCAAAGCATAGCGCGAAAGCCCTACATAAGCATAATCGCCGTAATATCCTATGTCTACTGTTCCAAATGCTTGCGTTCCGGGTGTTGTGAATGTAGGAGCAGACGTACCGCCCACACCGGCAACTATGCTGAATGATTGATACATCTGGCCGGTGCTGGTATAGAAGACCTGCCCGAAGGTTAAAGCCATCCCACTTGACCAAGCTGTCGGCGTATATAGGCTTCCAATACCTATGCTATAAAGCTGTGGTATATCATCGGCTACCCGTAAATAGTCTGTAGTGCGGGGTATTACCGGACGCGTCCTTCCTACCATGTAGACTGATTGTATCGAACCACCACTAGATTGAATTGACCAAACATTTATAAGGTTGTGGTACGATTGCGCGATTGTATAATTATCAAGCGGGGTATATGTTATAGTCCAAGGATTTGCGCTTCCTGCGGGATTCAGCCAGTAATTAGTCAAGGTATTATCGGGTACTGTTAAAATAACCGCAGGAATGGTAACGAGTTGGTTGTTCAATACTGCTAGACCAGACGGAAGCTGTACCCCTGACAATCCAACATTGTTTGCGGTACTGACCGCGGGGGCAACCAGCGGTGGAACTACGAAGTTCGCAAATCCTGGATCCACACTAGCAGCGGGGGGCGTGTCTATTAAATCATTGTAGTTTCCAGTGAACCCTACTGTTGCGATCGGCTTGCCTTGAACTGTTTCAACATCTAGAGTTATTTGGTTTGTCGCATTGCCTGTACCTTGCGCGTCGCCCGTCACAACTATGGGATTGCTCGTGTTAGCACTTACTTGAACCTTACTCAGCCATATCTGCCAAGCGGAAGCAATATTCCCGCTAGGGTCTAGAAAACTTTGCTTGAAAGGCGGCGGTGAAATTGCAAGATTTTGTTTTACTGTCGCTGCTGCGGTTGCCATCAGTTCTTACCTATTTTAGATTCTACTACTGCTCCCAGTATGGTTACTCTTATTTGATCTGTGATTACTAACTTCCAAACCCTGTGTCTCGCTTTGCCGAGTTTTCTCCACAATACACGAGTCAAGGTTTCGCCTAGCGCTCCAATAGTCTTCCAGCGTTCCTTACCCCAAGTCTTTCCACCGTCGTTACTTACTTGAAGCATTGCTTGTGGATCTTCACCCTGTACTCCGCCATCAAGACCAATTCCCACTTCCATGTCAACTTGGAACATATAGTAGAAGATACGTTTCAAGGCTTGCCTCAAATGAGGACTTATTCTAATTCTGTGAATGTCTGCACCATCATGGGATAGCGTGTCTATACTCGCGACGTATAGCTGGCCGGTTTGATAATCGCTGCAAATATGTAAACCCCAGACATATGTATGATATTGAATACGGTCTCTTTCGTATCTGCGGGATTTAGGATTGTAATACTGTCTTTCATGCCATTGCTTTTCCCCTGCGTCAAAGCACCATGTACTCTTGCCGTTTGGGGCGTTCACACAGTAAAAATCGTGCCCTGCTTCCTGGTATGTATAGGCCGTGCAACCCGTTAGGTCGCCGTAACTCCGTAAAGCGTTCTCTACGGCATAGGTGCTAACCCTAACAGGGGTAAATCCGTTAAGGCGGTATATGATGCCGGCTCCTCTCTTATCCTTACCCATAAAGAATATGGTATTGTCAAACTGCTGAACCGTCTCTGCGGCCACAGTTCCCTTTTCTATGAATATGCCTGGAATCTTCACGAAGGGGAAGCTGTTACTTCCACTATCGTACCACGGCTCGGTTGTTTCACTGCCGAATAGGTACAGTTCATCATGGTCATTAAATACCTGAACTATGTAATCTGAGTACCCTTCCTTCTGAGCAATGTCCAAATCACTCATATTCGTACCATCAAACAACTGCGACAGTTGGAACTGATTACTTAGGGGCTGTGAAAATACGAAGTAACCATCGATAAAAGCAACAGTGTACGATCCAAAGAACTCACCACCCGCAGGATTAACAAGCCATGTTCCAGGGGCAATAGTCGTAGTTTGTTCATTGGCTGGATTAGTAACTTGACCGGCGAGTAGTTGATATATATATTCATTGTTACCATCTACGATACAAAGTTGGAAGCCATTGTCTCGCATTCCTATTGGTCCAGAAGCGGTATTCAAGGTTCCTATAGCGTTGAACTTACTTCCTACGCCTCCGGTAACATTGAATATTCCAGTTGCAGCTACTTCGTAAAGAGTATTGCCAGAAACAACAAAAAGTCTTCCATTTACTTCCCAATGCTTTCTTATAGGATATGTCGGCAAAGTTAGAAAAGTTGTATAGCCCCATGTACCGATTAACTGCTTTTGACTTTCGCCATCCTCAGATTCAATAGTTTCCAAATATAGATTGACACTTCTCTGTGCATCCGCCGTTATGCTTCTAAGTTCATAACTCGGTCCAACGAAAGGTATCTCAACTTGTTCTGCGTCCACACTAACTTGACTCACCTGTTAAATAGTTGAAAGTTCTTGTCGTACCTATCAATGCCGCATCGCACGTCATTAACAGGGTTTTCATTCTTTGGTTAATCAGCTTCACCCTTTTCTTTGCTTCAGATGCTTCCACAGCAATATCTGGTTCATCTGTACGAGACTTACCATAGTGAGGCAACAACCTCAAAGCTAAATTCTTTCTAATTAGCGACGCATACCCTTTGGGGAATATTATAGAATTGGTGATATTCGTCACCTGCCCTAATGTTTGCCAAGTGTATAAAACAATTTGATAAGACGAATTATTCGGTATAGGATAGAAGCTAAAGTTACACAGCGGATTCTGATAGTCTATCCAAACCTGTAATGGAATTGGAGACTGAGTACTTTTCACAGGTATTGCCGCCCATTCATCATAGGACACAATGCGAACAGGCAGCTCAGTTGTCTGGGCATTCGCTTGTTGAAGCATGATGTAGACATCTTCTATGGGGGCGGGTACATCTGGCGTTGGATCCCAGTTTCCTCCTGGTCCATATGTATAGGTCTGGGTTATCCCTGCTAAATTATAAACTCGCCGTTGAACTGTGTAGATTAGTAGACTCTCTGTAGAAAAGTCGTCTAACATTTCATTCATAACCATTAGCGCGTCATTTTCTTCATCCGCGCTTACGTCTTCGCCTTGCTCTATAGCCCCGAAGGATTGTAGAGCAAGGCGAATTAGATCCCTAAAAGTCGTGATCGCATAGGGAGTCGCTACCATTTACTTCTTCCTTTTTATCGTGGGCAAGGTTTCTTTTTCATTATCGCTTACCTCCTTTTCTGATTCGTCTAAAAGTTCCTTATCCGCTAACTCACGGGCAGCCTTCGCCTTCTTAATGCGGTGCTCGCGTTTTAATGCTTCAAAGTCAAATCCATGAGTATTTAACATGTTTGCACCAGCCGAAGGGGCAGTTTCTGGGCAGCCAGATTCTGATTTCTTTTCGAACCAGTCTCCTCGGGCAAGCAAAATGTCTGCTTCTTCTTGGTCTTGTACCAAAACATCGGGCAACTGTGCATGGAACATGTATTTCGGATAGTCCTGATGAGGGCGGGTAGCGTTGAGCCTCCTTAAAATTTTCTTAGGAGGATACGGGTATTTAATATCCAAATCATCTGCATCATCACCATCCCCTAGGTAATCTACAAATGGCTTTGGTTTTGCGTCAAGCTGTGTAGCCATATAATGTTTCCTTAAATTTGAGGGCAGCCCTTTCGAGCCACCCTCGGTTTACGATTAAGTGTGTGAGAACGGCGTAGCAGCGGTTCCAGTCGCTTTCGCAACAAAGAAGTCCACTTGCCACTGTCCGGCAGTGATATCCCGTAGAACAATGCGGTCGCCCACAAATCCCCCGGTCGTGCTACCATTCAGCGTTATTACGTCGCTTCCACCTGCTCCGGCGGTCGCAACATAGCCCGTCATAGCAGCACTATCCTCAAGCAGCGCGTAACCTTGGAAAGAATCTGAGCTTGCGCCAGTGACTCCCGTGGTTATAGTAGTGCCGACCGAAGTAATAGTAGTGCCGATATCGAAACTATAAGCGTTGCCCGTACCCGTAGCGGCTGGCAGGGTAATCGCCTGTCCCGACGCTTTATTAAGGGTGACTGTTTTACCCGCATGTAAAGCAGCGGTTATAGTGAGCGTTGCAGCCGTAGAGTTAATAACGGAGTTAGATCCTCCGGCATTCTGTACAGCGGTTCCACTAGCTACAAGTCCCAAGTTCACAAGTTGAGTTATCAAGTCAACGCTGCTTGCTTGTTGTTGGATACCCAGAGTCAACCCATAGAAGCCTATATAGTCATTTACGGATTGCCCAAGAATCACCCCACCATCGCCACCTGTCAGCACTTCTTGCTGAACGGTAGTGACTTCAGCCGGTCCCGGATTCGTACTTGAAGTAGACGGTCCGGTCGGGTTGTAGGTCGCGTATTGGTTATTAGGTCCTGGCATGTTTATATCCTCCCATTAACCTTTGACGCCACAGGCGAGTTGCGGGTAGAGCGGAGCCCATCCATACAACACGTCGAGACGAGTTATGAAGCGGTCATTCGTAATGTCGTAGGCTGATACAACACGAATAGAAAGACCAGTTTTCTTGCTACGAGCTCTAGCGGCAAGGTCAACCCCATCCGGAAGTGGCAAATCTGCACATCCGAGAACGAAGGAATCCTTGTGATAGACCATGTTGCAAGTCGCGTTAGCTGCCGCGCTACCAAGTATAGTGATAGCAGCAGATCCCGCAGGAGCCGCACTCACGTTTTGGTATTGGGCAGAAATGGTCGTGCTGATTGGCGGTACGATAGCTGGGAATATGTTTATAGTCATGTTTCCGCTTCCGTTTGCCGTTGCAGCAGCAGTCACCAAGAACTGACGCAGTTGGTTGGTTGATTGACGCGATTGTGGGTTGACAGCGTAAACACCTGCGATGGTGAATATGTCGCCCGCCGCTACCGCTCCAGTAGTCGCCGTCCAACCAGTGGTCAAGATGCTAGAACCTGTTTGGTTAGCAAGAGTTGACATGGTAGGAGTGCCACCGAGAGCGCCTATAGTATGTTGTTGGATGTTTTGATCCATCGTCCAATCATAGCCAAGCGCCATACCGAGGCGACCCTTACGATACTGTTTAGCAATATCGCCTGAGTCTTGGAACAAGCCCTTCAAGGCATCAACCATGCTTGCTTCGCAAAGCGGATCCATGATTACTGTTCTGCCTTCTTTCGGAGCAGCTTCAAAATCAAGTTTCGCGCCAGCGCTCAAGAAGGTGAACGCGGTGTTCGGGGTTACTCCTGGCGTACCGACTGCGTTATAGACGGAGTTAGCGGCCATGATTAAGCCGTCCCTATCTATACCATTGCCGATGTTCGCAAGGGCTGGTTTAAGAACCCGTTCGCTGAAATCGTCCAACGAAAGTTTCCTGTCCTTACTGGTGAAAGCAAGGTCGACACCACGTTGAGTATTGAGCTGCAACGGAATGCTGGTTTCGGTTTGGTCTTCGATATTGATGACCTGACCGGTACGACCGACATAACGCGCTGGGAGCCTGATGTTGATAGTATCACCGATTTTTGCGCCTTCTACAGCGAATTTATCGTCATACTGTCTATTCACTCCCTTCGTGAATGCCAACTCGTTTTCCAAGACGCGCAGCGATTCCCGCGTAATCTCAGAAATGGTTAGTATCTGGTTAGACATTTATGAAAAGCCCTCCTAGGCTATTTTCCTTGTTTTATCTCTTTGATCCCGCCATCCATCATCATCAATATCAGCATCTTTGCTGTCCCAAGTCTTGGGGGCGTTTCTGCCGCTCTGACCTTTCGTGGTGGACGCCGGTTTCGGTTTTTTCTTATATGTAGTCTGAGGTTTCTTCTCTTCAGGTTTTTCGGTGACCTGGGTTTCCCCTTCACCTTCTTTCCCTTTGCCGGCTTTCACTTCAGCAGCCTTTTTTTCCAAGAACCTCACCCGTTTTTCTATTACTCCGAAACGCTTTAGCGCCTCAATAGGGCTTTTACTCGCAAGGTCAGCTAATTCCTTAGCCTTCTCTGGATTCTTCCCTAAGTAATATATTACATCAGCACCTATGTCTGATTCATACGCGGCTTGTGCGATAGCAGGGTTGAAAGGTACATCGTCCCGATAAGCGTACTTATCAAAATCTTTGTACTTCGCCTTGCTTGCATCCACCTTTTTAGCCCAAGAATTTTTCTGCGCGTCCTGCTTGGCAGCTTCGGCATCGTCCTTCTGCCTCTTAGCTTGCTTTTCCTCAAATTCTTTGAACTTGATTTCAGCTTTGTAATCAGTCAGGGCTTCAATGTACTTATCATGGTCTTCGAACTTTTCGGGGTCTGGCTTTACCAGTTTCTTTTCCTCGGGTTTTTCGACCTTCTTGTCAATAACGGGCGGTTTACCCTTCTCGACTTCCGCAACCTTGGAACTTAATTCCTTGATTTGCTTCTTAAGGCTTTTGATAACTTTTTCGGATTTGGTACTCTTCTTTTTAGGCAGAGTATCTTCTCCAGTTCCTTCCGTTGCCGATTCGGATGGGGGCGTTTCCTCACCAGACTTTTCTGGCTTGTCGGCTCGGCCTTTTGGCATTTTAGCCGGATCAAAACCTTCCTCGTTAGATTCAGTTTCGATATCCGTGTACTCATTGTCCATAAAGACTCCTTTGTTTATAATTAACATTTGACCAGGAACAATAGCAAGCAGAAAATTTCTGTTCTACATTCCCTGATCGGTTGAATTGGCCTTAACTTCCGCAGCGTCTGCCTGTTGCGCCCCGTCTATTTGCTGCTTTAGCAGATCTACTTGGTGACCGAGCAGTTCATTAATATGGTTAATTTCGTGGCCGTGCATCTCCATAGCCTCTTTACTTTGTAGCGTCGCCATTGTCTTAACTAGGTCGGCCTGTATCTTCGCCATTTCGGTCTTGTACTTAGTCTGAATCTCCATAGTCTTGTTTTCGGTCTTTTGCGTAACCTTATTCAACTCTGCAGTCAGTTGTTGAATGACTTGCGACTGTTGGTCCATTTGCGCCTTTACCTCTGGCGGAATTTTGCTATTTGGATCATCCTGTAAGCTGGCAGGCAGCGCCTTATATAACCGCTTGCTTAGTTCTTGCGCCCCCGGCCAGTCGAAGTTCTTAACCAGTATGTCCCCCGCAATTTTCATAATATCTGGGAAGGCTTTAATAACCTCCTGCATACTTGCTGCCGCTTCTTGTCTCTTTGTCTGGTAACTCGGTCCGCTGCTTATAACAACGTCGTACTCTGGTACTGTAAGATCGTGCAACACCTTAAGCCCGTTCTTTTCATATTCTTCATTAACCTTGACCATTGAGTGGTCGCCGGTTTCGCTTATAATGCGAACCATCTGCGGTTCATCTACATAAGTGGGTATCCAGTCAAGTATTATTTTGCCAAGATGTCTAATCGCCCGTGACAAATTGTCTGTGAAATGGAAATTGCTGACGTGGGATTGGTTCTGGCGAGCAAGTATCGCACGACCACTCGTTTCGTTACCGGGCTGTCCCATACCCGGTTCGTATATAGCCATTGTTGCTTTAAGGTCTTGGTCTGATTGACCACGAGCATTCGTAATTGCTTGAACAGGCGGTTCGTAACTATTGCGTTGCGGGGGCGGGGCAAGTTTGTCTCCTATTGCTACTGGATTATACTCTAAATATGGATAACTTTCATTATTAGCATTCTGCCACTTCTGTTCGAAGTTCTCGGCCTGTCCAGCGGCCATGACCCATGGAGCCTTCGGAGCAAGGGCGATCATTTCTGTTTCGGCACTCGCCCAGTAGTTATACATGCGCTGAGGATCCTTGGCGTGGCGTATCGCAGATTCACGAACAATTTCCCCATCCACGTCATACTCATCACCATAAACAGGTATAACCGGAATAAATGTACCGGGTATGTCGGTTTCGTCTAGTTTCTTGTTGCCGGTTATCTTGGCCCACTTAACATGAGGAACCCTGGTTTCCCGTTCATCCATTATTGTAAGATGCTCGGGCATTATAACCTTGCCGTCATTTTGCTTCATCAAAATCGATTTACGAAGCACCGACTTATCTGACATTAGGTATATGGTGTCTTCTTCCATTTCTATGTAGTAATACTCAGCAATGCGAACCGACCCGGCCTTCGCCCACTCTGGTTTATTGTCGCCTGTGGCGTAGAAGTTCGCCAAGCTGTACGGCTCTACACCGGGAAACTCCGCCTTAAAATCTTCTTCAAGAATATCCTCACATATAAACAACCATTGCCCATCCTTAAAATCTGGCTCTTGGGCGGTTGGATCGGCGTAAACACTATGAGCATTACGAATACTTTTAATTCGCATCTCCTGCTTGAAACTCGTAGCATTTTCGTACTCTGTGGTTAGGCGGAACCAGCCGAAGCCACCATTAACTGCCGCGCCGCCAGCTCTATCGTATGCTATATCCGCACGGCTTTCATACTCTACATGGCGAATATATCCTTGAATAACCTCAGCAGTATCAATATCTGCACCATCACCAGTGGGGCTGACCATAATAGCTGGCCTATTTTGTCGCATGTCGTTAATGATGAGGTGAGTAAACTGTGGTAGTTTATTGATAGTAAGGCAAGGACGATGATACTTGTTACGATCATGACGTATATCATCCGGCCATTGCTCCCCGGTTAAAAATTTAAGATCCTGTAAACTTTCCTTGCGATTTTTTTGTTCTGCTTCTGCCGCCAGCTTGAACCTTTTCATCGCCGTTGCAAAAAACTGCGCGTCCGGGCTATCTTCTTTCTTTTCGTTACTTGCGACCTCTGTATCGAGATCTATATCGCGTTCATTTGCCATTTATTTCAACCAACTTTGATCTGTGTACCCGTAACGTAAATTCTGCCGTATATCTGCGCGACCACGCTTCGCCGGTTTTCTGGTCATAGCGGTAGACTTAGTACCGGCAAGAATAAGATAGCGAGTTGCATCCATTAAATGGTCGTTTTCCTTAACAACATCTCCATCTTCATCTCTACGATACAGCCTATACTCCATAAACCAGTCTTGTAAACTGGAAAATACTTTTATCCTCCCTGTACTAAACATCTGCCACATCTCAAGAAGGCCAGCCTCAACCGCATTCGGGGCTTTTTCTAACTTCAACCCAAGTTTACGATACTCAGCCAATAACCGGCTTCCATCCTTTTGCCCCCGGCCATTTGCAGCGGGGTCTATATGTCCCTTCATCCAACTGCCCCTAGCCTTAATCCCGCTTGCGTGGACGTCAGGCTCGGCTTGGCCGCGATAGTATTGGCTATATAGGTATATTACATCACTCTGCTTGTCGTAAGCTCCCCAAACCGCCGCAGTCTTCTTCCAACCTACGTCAAAGCCGTAGGCGCGAGGCCACTTCGCGGGTATATCAAAGTCCTTAACTGTTATCTCTTCTTCGTTTATGGGGAAAATAGCACCAGCACCAAGTTGAGGAATACCCTTAGACCGAGCGTCGCGTTGGAATGGAGGGATGCTCTCCCACAGTTCTTTCTTAGCTTTCTCCGACAGGTGGGGAACATCGTCCCAAGTAGCCATGACGACGTACTTACCGACTTCCTTGTTATTCGTCCTTCCTGTAAGCCGCCCGTCGGGCAGAAACTTGAGTACTACATTACTAATGCCGAGCAATGGGGTAAAGGTCAGCATTATCATACCATTATTCGTCATAGTACGCATCAGACACTCTACATAGATGTCTTCTGGCGGTTCCTCATCCAACAGGATAATATCTATTTCGGTTCCTTGGAATGCTTCAACTCGCTGGTCATAGGACTTAAGAGTGATACTTGATAATGCCCCGCTTTTATGCTTAATGTACATAATTTCGATAGAATCCGCAACCCCTCCTCCTCTAACCACTTTTTCGAGGCATTCTCCAGGGATGAGACCAGTGCCGAAACTACCAACGGGTCCAAGGAGCTTAAGCTGTAAGATTTCACGAACAGTTTTACCAGTGTCCCCCGCTGCCCAAGCACGAACAGGTTTAGCGAAACGTCGGCCACACCACCATTCTGGATACCATCCGGTTGCATGTAACACCAACTCATAAAGACCTACCCCCTCTGTTTTACCGACCCGGTTAGCGGCCAGCATTAATCGTTGCCTATAGTCTACCCCCGCATTAAAGAACTCGCAATGCTTAGGATACAATTCTCTACGAAACTTACCTTCGTCAGGGTAGAATAGACTAATCTTCCTTTCCCTCTGACGCCGTTCCTTCTCCATCGCCAGCATTGCTAATGCTTGTTTTGGCGAGATATTTTCCAATGAGTGCATCTAGTTCTCCATCGTCCATTTTAGTTACATCAATCTTACCACTTATATTGAGGTTGTCTGTGAATAGGCCGAAGTGGCGACCCAACGAATTCAGCGCGGCTTGCTTGTCTGCTAATAGATAGTTAATCGTTTCGCTATGCCTAGATACTCGGCGCTCCACGCCTACTAGCGCGGCCAATGCCGCTTCCGGTATCTCGTCCAGGGGCTTCACACTTCCATCATTTTGGAAAATGTCTGTAATTTTAACGAAAGCTATCTTGGCGAATTCGTCAATAACCTTTTTCGCAGTAACGGCGTTTTCCTCCTTTCGGGTAGCCAGTCTAGCTTCTATCGCTTTCTTAATACTCGGTCTTTCTAATAAGCGATTTCCGACGCTCGCGGCATTCGTTTCTGAGTAGCCTGCTGATATGGCGGCTTCTTTTACTTTGAAACCGTTCATCAAGTAGTGGTCTATAAAGGTGACGTTCATCGCGGTCAAGCCCCCGTCTAATCGCATTAGAGCGTGGCGGCGTAGGGGCCGAGCGTTTTGGTGTTTTGCTGTTGATTTACGCTTTGACATAGTGAGTTGATTGATTTTCTAATAAGAATCCGCGCGGCGTCGCACTGGGGATATATACATATAGACAGGCGAAACAAAATTTTACGCGACGGCGACCCAAAATCCATGGTTCCCTCGTCATCATCGTGCCTCTAGTTCTCGGTGCAGAGCGGCAGGGCGCGTCGCTGCTCGGTCGCTTCGGTATCGGGTGCTGGGTGGCGTCGTACATCGTCCTCATATCCTCTAGAACAGCGTACCACGTTACGTCGTGGCTCCGCAACTTATTTATTATCTGGTGCTTGGCATTACACGGCTAGTTGCTAGTGTAACAACCTACAGCCGCCTAGCGTTGCGGCCTTTAGGGTAGGTTAATAAAACAAGTGTAACACTACCGAAACACTAGTGTAACACGGTCTTAAGGGTATGTTTTATAAGTATAATATATATATTGTGTTACACTGTTACACTTGTTTACCAATTATTAACCTTTAGCAAATAATTACTATTACCTATAAGCAATATGGTAAAACTAGTGTAACACCGAAACATCCATGTCGCAATGCTACAGCCACAGCCCCGTTGCATCGGTTGTTACACTAGTGTTTCAGCACTTTCTTAGTGTAACAGCGGTATAATCCAGAGCGCCACGCGCCACGGCTACAGGGCATTACAGCCTGTTACACTAGCCAGCGGCCAGCATAACCACGCTACCGGGGCGCAAGGCGGCAGGGCAACCATGCCAGCGGCCAGCCCATACCCCGGCAGCAAGGCGCTACGCAAATGCCCTAAAGGGCATTAAAAAACCCGCTGGCATTGCTACCAGCGGGTTATGGCGAGTGCCTAGGGCTAGGCTATTTTAATTAAACCCATAGCAACCCAACGGCCAAGGTATTTGAACTTATACCCTTTGCCCTTGCCTTTTTCCACGTACTCATTTACCGACTTGCAAGTAACTGCGAAATTAAAGGCTTCTGCTCGTAGTGTCATAGGGTTAGTACGATGCGGGTTAGCTTTATTAACAACAGTAATTTTAGCAGTTAATGGGAATATAGTTGTGGGCATTTTATTCGCCCGGATTTTAGTTATTTTTTCTACCGGGGCAACCGCATTAACTACAACCGCTTTTTCTTTCTTGTTTGCCTTAGACATATAGTACTCCTTTGTTAGTGTTTATATTTTCTTAACTAAATAGCGGTATGCACCATAAGCATTATCCAACCTGTCGGCTTTATTATTTGCCCTGTTGCGGCTTTTATAGATGCCTACAACAGCCTTTGTTTGGTTGTCTATTACTTGGTACATATTTGCTACCTTTGTTAGTGTTTTATGCTTGGCGTTATTGCCTTACATATGATTATTATTGCAAATGCATTTGCATATGTAAACAAAATAATCCAGTCACCACCGAAATAAATATTCGCCCTTTGGCACGGTATGTGCTTTGAGTGTCCAGGCGCGGAGAAGGGTGTGAGTTGCCGCTATTTAACGATAACGCGCTGTAAGGTGATAGTACCGAGGGGCTTCTTTGGATCAACCTTATTGGGGATTGTATACATAGTATAGTAACCAAGATGTGCTTCGTCCTTCTTCCAGTTATGGAAATCATCTATCCAATCCGTAAAATCTTGCAGATTACATTCGTACCCTTTAGCATTAAGCGGTTTACTTACAGATACGATAAACTCAGGCGGGGCTTTACTAATTACATCATCGCTAATAAGTTTATCAGAGTCCCCTAGTATTGACGATTTAACGTTGAAAGTGTAGCTGTACTTAGTCATATTATACCTCTGGATTAGTGGTTGTGTGGATAGTTAGTACTCCCTGATTAGCTGGAGCGCGACGTGCCGCGACTCTTATAGCTTTATCCCGTTTAAGGCTGGTGTAATGGCTGACGATAGCGCCGCGTTCATTAGTTACGAATGCTGTGTGCTGTTTCATATATTACCTCTTACCTTTGATCTTTTGGTTTTGCTGAATACCATCCGCATAACGGGGAGCGCAGTAGATAACTGAGCCGCCATTGGTTATGAATGCAGCAACGGCAGAAGCATTATTATCATGTATTGGTATATCTGATATACGGTCTATTCTTTGTTCGGTTGTCATTGTATTACTCCTTTGTTAGTGTTACCCGCTAGGGCTATTAGGTTAAGTATAGGCTACCAATACCCGCCTTGCCAGCACCAAGCCCTCGCTATAACCCATTATAGGCTCTTAATGTAGTACATGCCCCCTGGCGTTGCGGGGTACATTGTCGTTTGCGCTGCTATTGCCAGCCATGAATATACCAACATCAGTCATAAACTTGGTACACTCTTTTAATAGCCGTTCGGCGTCCTTCCAATTATATTCTGGTGGATGGTAGTCTGCGATTATGTTAGTGATTATTAAAATGCAATGAGGGCAGTTAAGTTCCAGAGCACCCCGGCTATGGAGCAGTAGATTTACCCCCTGCAATAATTCAATATAATACTCTGTTTCCTTTGCCGTCTTTTCTGGTACAGGTTTAGGACAGGTGCTTAGATAATGATGCATATCAGCAGCCATTGCCATTATTGATCCATCAAGTATTTTTTGCTCTATATCGGTAAGCAGTAAAGAATAAGACAATGGGAAGTACATCACTCCTCCCCCTGGTTGATTGGTGCGCGGGTGTTCCATAATTTAATCGCATATTCTTCTGTACTGCCGTTTTTATATATTCTGCAATTATCACACCCACATTGCCAATGCTCAGGAATCTTATCCGCCATGACAAACGCTGGCATAATATCGTCATCACCACAAAACGGACAACATTTAAGCCCATTCCCTCCCACTTCACCCCCCTGGCGCGATGCAAGGGCGGATTTAGTGAGGGCTGCTTCTAAACCTGCTTGCACACTATTTCCCCAAGGGAATGTATAAACACCATCCTCATCTTTATATCCGCCACAGGTTTGCAGTTCTGGTGGCATATTATGCTGAACATCAATTCTCATTTTCATATCCTTGAATAAGGCTTTTATCACCTCCTCCAACTCCCTAATTCTCGTAGCATCCTGGTGGTTAGTTTCCATGTTTTTCATTGGTGCGTGTCCTTCAAATGTATTGTGCCGTTGATATGCACGATAAAGTCTATAGCTACGCCAGTGTTATTGATAACAACAGTTTTAGTACCCAGTAAATCAACCTCCCAACTTTCCTTATCCGGGATTCGTATGCTTTGTTTCTCACTCATATAATCTCCTCTCAAATTATCTAAACCGATTAGACGGGGTCAGCGTATTTGTTTGCGACGGCGTTTAAGTCCCTTGCCATATCGTAGGCTACCCCGGTGGCGTAGAGCGTTTCAGCAATCTGAGCTATGACACAGACCGCCCCGTATTTTTCTATCATCTTTTTGACAATACAAGCTTCGGAATTTGGAATGCGGTTTACCATGGTATGCTGTGACCTAAACATTTTTCTGCGGTATAATGGTTTGAGTTAAGTGGTGTAGAAAAGCCGCTAGATCAACAAGCTCTGGAGGCGTATGCTCTGCAGCTACGATGCAGTCTAAAAGTAGCTGTATTTGCTCCAGTCTGTCAAAGCGCAATAGAGTAGTATTAGCCATACCCCAGATTCCAGACAATATGAAGTGCTTTTCAAGCAGACAATTTTGCTTCGCTTCATTAACATCGTCATATATTTCATCTTCTATTGCTTCTATTTCAACCTCCAATGCTTTCTTTAATACGCCGAGTTGTTGACCCGCGACGTTATATAGATAAGGCTCAGTGAGTGGTGTGTTTGATAGCATGAGTAGCCTCCACATGTTTAAGTTCAACCATTACTGCACAGGCTAACACAATAACCATTGTGGATAAACCCAGACCCACAATAATTATATCTATTATCTTGAAGATGTTATGTTTCATTGCGCGTCCTTTCGTTGTCTATTTGCGTGTAGACATCTATAAGAGCTTGAGCTCCATATCTTTTAATTGTTACGAACTTCTGTTTAATAGCACCGTCAGATCTATCTAATAAGACAGCTAATTCTCTGGCCGTCAGATTTTGATCCCTACCCTCTACTACTACTTTTATGTCCGCTAAAGTCCAAGGTTTATTTTGGTTTTTGCACAGAAGAAGTTCGTCGCCTATACCATCCGTATTTTTATTGGTTTTGTAGACTATTCGCGCTTCAACAGGAGTTTGTGGCCTTGCTGGTCTGCCAAGTGTGTTACGTCTTTGCAGTTCAGTTATCCTGCCATTTTCACGCATTCCGTATGTTCTAGAGTACACGGCGGCGTAAGGAAGGTTCATTGTTAATGCGATAGACTCCAAACTATTGCCGTCTTTAACGCAGCGTAGCAATAACTTGTCCATAGCTGGCGTCCAGTGCGTTCTTTTTACTCTAGAGGTTTGTGTTCTTTGACCACGACTATACAGCAATACATCACTGTTTAGAGGGGTAACTTCTTGCTTCACTATTGTACTCGCCGCACCATAGCTTTCTAGCATATTGTTGACAACATTAAGTTGCGCCAATAGTTTATCCTTTTCAGCTTTCAACGCTGCTTCTAGTTCTAAACTCATAACCTACTCCTTTGTTAGTGTGAGGGCGGCTCTGGCCGCCCCGTAAATTGTTACTCTTTGCTCGACAGTTTAATCAGACCAGCCTTTTCCCAAGACTTAAGGTACTTGAACTTGCACGGAGCGCCGAGTGCAGAGTATTCTCCTACGGTCTTGGTTTTCAGCACGGCATCAAACGCCTTTGCCCTTTTGCTACCAGCTTTATGCGGATTCTCTTTCTTTACAATAGAAATTGTGCGAACATCCTTTTCGTGGTTAGCCTTTGGCTTGCCGCCTTTGGCTTTAGTACCCGCTGGCGCTTTAGTATTTTTAGCGTTAGGCGAGGGTTTTACATTAGTCTTAGATTCGATAGCCATATAGTTCTCCTTTGTTAGTGTTGTTATAATGTTTGCGCCATTGCTGGCTAAGTAATTGAACTGTAACCCGAGCGAACTCACATGTAAATTGCTTTTATGTCTAGCGTGATGCTGATGGTTTGCCGCCTTTACTTTCCCCTTTACTTATGCAATTTATATATGCACGGCAAGGGCTTAGTGAGTTAGATTATCAAGGCGTTTACTCCGCCTGTTAGTGGTCTATCTGGCGCGTTTATGGAGTTAGACATAGTCGCTTTATAAGGCAAACGAGCCGCCTTTGCCATAGAGTAAATTTTGGAGTAGCCGGTGGATATTAAGAAACTATATGCAGATAAACTAAAGGCCAGTAATCTTTCAATTAAGGATGGGGATAAGCTGCACTTTTCACTTTTATCTGGCGAACAATGTAAAGAACTAACCCTCCCGCCATACGACGCATTCAAAATACCTTATTTCGATTTACAGGGCAATACAACAGACTTCTATCGTGTCCGCTATTTACAAGATACGCGAACAGGCTTTGCCAAGAAGACAACCGGCAAAGGGATGCGCTACTGTCAAGTAGAAGGCACACTCAACGAAGTGTATATGCCGCCCCTGATAAAATGGGCTGACTTAGCGAAGGACCCGAGCGCCGCGCTTATAATAACAGAGGGTGAGTTAAAGGCCGCTTGTGCCTGTAAAGCAGGATTTGCGACGGCGGGGCTAGGCGGAGTATGGATGTTCCGGAGCGGCAAAAATAACCTGGATGCGTTGCCGTGGTTTAGCCTTGTAAAGTGGGAAGGTAGAACTGTATATATCATATACGATAGTGATGCCGCTGGTAATCCAAATATCATTAATGCAGAGGTCGTATTGTGCAAGCTGTTACAGAAGCTAGGAGCGATTCCGCATATAGTGAGGATTCCTAAAGAGGGCAAGCATAAAACAGGTTTGGATGATTATATAGTTGCCGATGGCGATGTGGATGCGCTTATTGCCGGGGCAGTACCTTATAAGGGCGTAGAAATGCTGCACCAGCTAAATACAGAGGTCGTGTACATAAGGAACCCCGGTACGATAATGAAACTGAAGAACAACCAGCGTCTTAACGTTCACGACTTTGTTAATCACGCATACGCCAATCGGCGCTATATAGAAGAAGTTTACACAGAAAAATCAAGTAAGAAAATAGAAAAGAGCGCCCCTGCTGAATGGGTAAGGTGGACGGGTAGGTCAGAGGTTGAGCAAGTGGTGTACGAGCCAGGGAAGGTGAAGCTTATAGGCGGCGATTATAATGTCTGGCCGGAATGGGGTTGCGAGGCAAAGGAGGGCGAGGTTAGTTTCTGGCAGAAGCAATTAGACTTTATATTCAAAGGTGATGTAGAGGCTCGTAAGTGGTTTGAGCAATGGTGCGCGTATCCAATACAGAACCCCGGAGTAAAGATGTATTCAGCGGTTGTGATGTGGGGGTTGATAAAGGGTACAGGCAAGAGCTTTATTGGCGAGATACTTCGCAAGATATATGGTAAGAATGCTTCACTGATAGAAAATAAGGAATTAGCGGCCAGCTTCAATGAATGGGCAGAGAATAAACAGTTTATCGTAGGTAACGAAATAACAAGCGGTGATAGTAGACACTTTAAGGAAGACTTAAAGAATATGATAACCAGAGAAACTGTGCGTCTTAATCCTAAGCATGTGAGGAGCTATGAAATACGCGATTGCATTAACTATTACTTTACTAGCAATCACCCTGACTCCTTTTTTCTTGAGGATGGTGATAGACGCTTTTTTATCTGGGAAGTACGAGGAACGCCAATGTCTGAAGAATACTATACGGCAATGAACGCTTGGTATAATAGCATTGGCCCTAGTGCCGTTTATGACCATTTGCTTAGGATTGACCTTACAGGTTTTAATCCAAGGGGTCATGCAATGTACACCCGATTCAAGGGGGAAATGATAAACATAGGTAAGAGCGATTTGGCGATGTGGGTTAGTAATATTGTCAATAATATGGATAAGACGCTTGTGAGCGGTAAGACTGAGTATCCATATAAACTGTGGAGGTTGGAAGACCTGCTAAAGATATTTGACCCCCTTGGGAATACCAGAGTAACGACGAATGGTTTAGCCCGAGAAATGAAGAAGGCGGGGTTTGATATGGTGGCCGAGGGTATGGGTTGCCGAACAAGTTTAGGACAAGTGCGATTGTGGGCATTGAGAGACATAGAGTATTTTGATTTATTAAAAGGAGCAGAAGTAGGTAGATATTATGATAAAGAACGTGGGCGTCCAGATGTTAGCATTGCTGCTAGTAAAACTAAAGTTAAAAAGAAAGAGAGTAATAAACTATGAAGATTTCAGAACACTACAACATTACGATATTATCCTTGATGAAAACGTTAATCGCGTTGATTTATTTTTCACCGAAGCGCAAACGGGAAAGCCGGTACAACTTGGATTAGATTTTATATTGACTGGTAGTGATATGGCGTATGTTATGGAAGCATTAGCGAAAGGAATAAGGAAATATGAACTCGACATACTATGAATTATTAGGCGTGAACTGGCTTGCATCAACCGAGCAAATAAAGCAAGCATACAGGGACAAGGCCAAGAGCGATCACCCAGATGCTGGCGGAAGCGCTGAGTTGTTTGACACTGTCGGCAGCGTTTACCAGCTATTAACGGATAAGCACGAGCGTAACAGGTATAACTTAACCCTACGGGCTAAGTATAAGGGTTGCGACTGCTGTAAGGGGCGTGGAAAGCGTCCTAAGAGAGTTGGATGGGTTAAGGTTGGAGAAGAGGTTTGCAAGGTATGTAACGGATTAGGGTTAGTGTTAAAGTAATGCCAGATGCAGCAACATGGGCGAAACAATGCCAGAACTTATGGTGCGCGGTGCTGTTGCAAGCGTTAAAGGACGCAACTTATCCAACCAACTACGAAGGGGTAGGTTGGATAGATAAACAAGCTAAGGCGGAACTAAAGCAGAGAAGGGCTAAGGCTTGGCTAGGCAGCAGAGATTTTAGGGCTGTATGCGACTACGCGGGGTTCGATCCCAAGCACGTTATTAGAAAAACAATGTCGGAAGAATTTACTAAAGACTTAATGAAGTTTTACGCTGTATCACAAAGATTAGGGAGTAGAGGACACAATGGAAACTAAACAATTCAAACCAATGCTTGCTGCGAAGCTGACAAAGCCCGAAGCCCTGCAATACCCCATGTATATAAGCCCGAAGTTGGATGGTGTGAGGGCTATGGTGGTAGACGGTAAACTGGTAAGCCGTAATCTAAAACTAATTCCAAATAGATATACCCAAGTTTTATTCGGACAACCAAAGTGGGAAGGTCTAGATGGTGAACTTATAGTGGGAGATCCATGTGACAAAAATGTATTCCAAGCTACCAGTAGTGGAGTTATGAGTAGAGATGGCCTCCCAACTGTGAAATTTCATGTGTTTGATAAATATGACCACCCAGGTGATTGGGATAGTAGAAATACTAAGGCTTACGATATGGTTAAGAATGATAAAAACTTCGTTGCTGTACCGCATTATAGAGTAATACAATTTAGTGATGTAGAGTTTCATGAAGGAAATTTTCTGCAACAAGGTTACGAAGGAGCGATGCTTAGAGGAATACACTCCCCCTACAAGCATGGCCGAAGCACCGAGCGGGAGGGTTATCTAATTAAGGTAAAGCGTTTTGAAGATAGCGAAGCGGTTGTATTTGAGGTAATTGAACTGGAGCACAATGATAATGAAAAAATTACAGACGAACTTGGAAGAAGCAAACGATCTAGCCACAAAGCTAATAAGCGAAAGGGAGGTACTATGGGAGCACTTAGAGTGCGAGATATCAAAACTGGAGTCGAGTTTGAAATCGGCACGGGATTCTCTCAAGAGCAGCGCGATAAAATCTGGAGAGTTCGAGCCAAAGTTCCAGCTACAATCGTTAAGTATAAATACTTTGCTGGCGGAGTTAAAGATAAACCGCGATTCCCTGTATTCCTTGGTTTCAGGTCTACAATAGATTTATAGACAAAATAACCACTTTACAATAGAGTAAACCCTACTTACAAATGTATTTGCAACATTAACAAAACGAGGTTTTATGTATATCGAACTCACTAAATGTTTTCCTAAGGAACACAGGGTTACCCCCGTTGTGTTTCTAATGAAGGTAGAAGAAATTTCTGCAATATACCCTATAGAAAATAACTTGGCGTCAGAAGATATATCTAGCGGCGCGAACAGCATTGTAGTCGGGAAAGGTACGATGCAAGTGGCCGAAACCTATACCAATATTAGAGAGGCCTTGGCCGATGCTGGCGTAGAAATTGTAGGGGGTACAAATGGCGACTAAGCAAAAATTACCAAAAACATTAGCAGGATGCGCTGACGCGCTTTATACAACACAAACAGAGCGGTACGCATTACAGCGGCAAGCGGCAGAGTTAGAAAAGTTTGAGAAAGAACTTAAGGAGCATATAATACAGAACTTGCCGAAGAGTGCCGCGACGGGCATAGCCGGTAAGATAGCGCGGGTGCTTATAGTCAGCAAATCGCGTATGCAGATTAAATCCCCCGACGAAGGGCAGAAGTACAGCGGAGGTTGGGATGAATTTTACGCTTATGTCAAAAAGAACAATGCGTTCTATTTATTGCAAAAGCGATTGTCAGAGCCGGCAATAAAGGAAATTTTAGAGGCTGGTAAAAAGGTTCCAGGCGTTGAAGAAATCGCGTATCGCACTGTTAGCCTTCATAAGATTTAATATGACAGAACTTGAAAAATTAAAAGAACAAGCCGACTTATCCGCAGATATAGAAGCGGGGGCGTTAAAGTTCTTTCATGAGTACAGCGCGACCCATATAGGGGATATAGGCCATCAGAAAGAAGTTAATAGGTTGATAGCTGGGATGCTTGATATTAACCCCGCACAAGTGGATTGTGCTATAGTGTTTGTCAAGGTCAGTGAGTTAGACGCCCCCGGCAGCAAAAAGGGGAAGTACAAATTTGTCGGCGGGTACATAGGACATCCAGCGGAGCTAGATTACCTTGAAATGCTGATAAGTGCGCGACTAAGTCAACTACGTTACAAGATGGCGAAAGCTGTTGAAGAAACCAAACAAAAGGAGAACCAAAATGGCGAAGAAACCGATAAAACCACAATCGACTGAAGTAGCTAATTACGATGAAGAACTGGCGGCAGCGGCGGCACAGCAGACAGCCGTAGTAAAGTCGCAGGGGCGCAGACGTTTCACTTTCCCAGACGGGAAGCTATACTTTGATGGCGAAGAAGTTGAAAACAATAATATTGACCTTATAGTTATAGACTGTATATATGAAAATCAATTTTACAAAGGACGCTATGATCCTGATGATAATACCAGTCCTGTGTGCTACGCTCATAGTAGAAACAAGGATGATCTTGTCCCTAGTGACAATAGCGCTGAGAAGCAATCAGATGTATGCGCTACTTGCCCCAACAATGAATGGGAAAGTGCCGACACAGGCAGAGGTAAGGCTTGTAAGAATGTTATGCAACTTGCATGTATCCCATACGATAGTGAAATGGATATTGAGGGTGCTGAGGTCGTAACTATGAAACTGTCGGTTACTAATGTCAAGCACTTTGAGGACTTTCACTATACCATATGCCGCGACAGTAAAGGGAAGCTGGTGAATAATATTTTTAGCGTTGCCCTGAATATAAGCACCGAGGCGGATAAAAAGAATCGGTACAAGATTGTTCTTAGCAAGGTTGCCGATATTGAAAAGAAAGATCAAATGCGGGTTCTTAAGAAGCTTCGTGAGTTTGGGGATAATGGTTTAGTAGTCGACTACCAGAAGCCCGAAGAAAAAGAAACCAAGAAAGTTGATAAAAGCAAATTTAGTAAGAAGAAGGCGAAGTAATGTCTATCCCTAGAAATATCACCAATATTACGAAGTTTTTACAGGACTGTACCTGGGAGCAGTTCAATACTCGGGTGCTTGGTTACATGACTGAGGTAGAAATTTTGACTATGCTTGCGGCTGAAGAAAAGGGGCAGAACAGGCCAAGTTTCGTTAGCCGCATTAAGTCTCGAGGCCGCAGCATTAATAAGAAAAACGAGAACTTCAAATGAAAACCCCACAAGTCATTACAATCGACTTTGAAACTTTTGGTATTGAACGCCGCCCGAAGTATCCTCCAGTTCCAGTGGGGGTATCTATCAAGTGGCCGGGCAAGAACGCGAAATACTTTGCTTGGGGACATACTGCTGAAAACAACTGCTCCAAGGAAGTGGGTATCTTCAACTTAAAGCAAGCCTATGATAGCAACTATGGACTGTTATTCCACAATGCCAAGTTTGATATAGACGTGGCCGAAGAGCATCTTGGTATGCCGCGCCTGGATTGGAGTCGCTACCATGATACTCAATACTTACTATTTCTAGTTGACCCCCATGCTGACAGCTTTAGCTTAAAGCCAAGTGCTGAAAGGTTGCTGGACATGCCGCCAGAGGAACAGGATGCGGTTGCAAGTTGGTTACTACAAAACCAGCCGCTCGCTGGTATTAAAATAATGCCCGGTAAACAGGCTGAACACAATACCGGGCGGTATATAGCCTATGCCCCCGGTAAACTTGTTGGCGAGTACGCAAATGGGGACGTAATTCGTACTGAAAAGTTGTTCAAATTATTGTGGCCTCAAGTGCAGCAAGCAGATATGCTAACCGCCTACGATATAGAGCGCGAACTTATGCCTATATTGCTGGACAATGAAAAGCAGGGTATAAGGGTAGACTTAGACAAATTGGAGGAAGACTTTGTCTACTATCAAGGGGCGCTGGTAACTTGCGATAAGTGGTTGCGTAAACGATTTAAGAAGCCCGACCTTAATATAGACAGCAAAGCAGAGTTAGCGGTTGCGCTTGAAGAAAGCGGCGTAGTTAGGGACTGGGTACTCACACCAACAGGTAAGAAGAGCGTAAGTAAAGACAACTTAAAACCAGAGCAATTTAACGACCCCCGCGTGGCAAATGCAATGAGCTATCGTTCTAAGTTGCAGACTTGCCTTTCAACATTCATGGAGCCTTGGCTCATAACTGCTAGGGAGACAAATGGGATCATTCACACCAATTGGAATCAAGTTAGACAATACAGCAATGATAAAAAGAGTAAAGGTACGAGGACGGGTCGCTTATCGAGTTCGCCTAACTTCCAAAACATACCGAAGATCTTTACAGATAAAGGTGATGGGTACATTCATCCCGACCATCTTAAAGTCAAGGAACTTCCGCTCATGCGTACTTACCTTCTACCCGACAAAGGAGGGGTCTTTTGCCATCGAGATTACAACCAGCAAGAGTTGAGGCTGGCCGCGCACTATGAAGGCGGGGCATTGGCTGAAGAGTACCGCACCAATCCAAGACTTGACGTACACAAGTTCGTAGGGGATGAAATAACCCGTATAACAGGTAAAACCTTTGAACGCCGCGCCGTAAAGATTACGAACTTCGGCATCATATATGGGTACGGGGTAGACGCCCTAGCAAAGGATATAGGATGCAGTAGAGACGAAGCCAATGAATTGAAAGCCGCCCATAGGATTGCCCTGCCCGGAATACGCGATGTAGAGCAATCTATAAAATCAATAGGTAAAGCTGGAGAAGCGATACATACCTTCGGCGGCAGAGAATATTATTGCGAAGAACCATTCCACAATGGCCGATTTACAATGACATTTGAGTACAAGCTGTTCAACTATTTGATTCAAGGCAGCGCGGCGGATATGACAAAGCGGGCGGTAATAGCCTACAATAAAATGAAGAAGCATGGCCGCTTTATGGTGACAGTACACGATGAAATAAATATAAGTGTGCCTGTTAAGCACGTTAAGAGCGAAATGAAAATACTAAAGGCCGCGATGGAAAGCATTAAGCTAGATGTACCCGTTGTAACTGATGGTGGAACTGGATTAAATTGGGGAGCTTTAGAAAAATATGCCGATTAAAACTCTTAAGCGCCTAGAATCTTGGAGCTATAGCCGCTTCAAGGATTACACTAAATGTCCGAAGTATGCTTTTTACAAGCATATCGAGAAAAAGCAAAAAGAACCCGGCAGCAAGGCAATGGATCGGGGATTATTAATTCATAAATTAGCGGAGGATTACGCAGGTGGAGTTCTTAAAAAATTACCGAAAGAGTTGGAAGCATTTAAACAGGAGTTTGCCGAACTTAAAAAATCTAACCCTAACCTGGAGCAACAATGGACTCTTACAGATAAGTGGAGAAGCACCGGATGGTTTGATAGAGACGCTTGGCTTAGGATCAAGGTTGATGTTGCCTATTTCCAGTGCGATGATGTTATGGTCGTTATTGACCACAAGACAGGTAGAACTGATTCCCAATATCAGGATCAACTCGAGTTGTATGCTCTTGCTGCTTTTGTCCTATATCGCAAGGTTAAGAAAGTCATTACAAAAATATGGTATTTAGATGAAGGTGAGGAAATTGTTCAAGAATACGAACGCACCGATTTTGAGAAGCTAAAGAAGAAGTGGTTGGCGAAAACCAAGCCGATGCTGACCGATACAGCATTCTATCCCAAGCCGGGGGACTATTGCCGCTTCTGTATTTGGAGTGGGAAACACAAGGGAGGTCCGTGTGATAAAGGCTGAGTTTGTAGATGAGAAGGGTGTTCGCCACTACCGGCAATATTACGACAGCCTTGCTAGAGCAACCGCGATAGCTAAGAACTTCGCAAGAACAATGGGGTGGCGCTGTGTATTGGTAGTGAAGGATGAATAATGGTAGGGATCACAGTATTAGAAAGGCAGATAGAAAACCCCACTGTTGCGTGGGCGAGAAATGTGGTAGGGCTGTATGTTACGAAACTTAACGTCATGGGTGATAAATCTATACCAGACAGATGCTTCTGGTTGCCCGGTTATGGCAACGATACAGCCCGGCCATTCATTATCGAGTTCAAAGCTCCAAAGAAAGATCCTACTCGCGGACAACTACGAAAAATCAACTTGCTTAGAAAACTCGGATACACGGTAGAAGTACATGACAATGTCAAAGAAGCAAAAATCGCCATTCTCAAGCAGCTCCAAATTAGAGGAATGGATACCTCACGCATACCAACTTAAGACTGCGAAGTTCATGGTAGCCAGGGGCGGGGCTGGCGCGTTTTTAGACCCCGGCCTAGGTAAGACCAGTATTAGCCTAGCGGTTATAAAGCAACTGCGAGCCAAGGGGTTAATACAGCGAACCCTTATAGTAGCCCCTATGCGGGTATGCCATATGGTATGGCCTTATGAGGCTAAAAAGTGGTCTAATTTTAAGGATATGACTTGTGCGATATTGCACGGCAGCAAAAAGGCCGAAGCGGCGAGGCAGGATGTTGACTTCTTTCTTATAAACCCGGAAGGGCTGGCGTGGTTATTTAGCGATAAGAACAAGGCGCTGGTTAAGGCTATGAAAATTGACTGTCTTATAGTTGATGAATCAAGTAAGTTCAAACGCACAAAAACTCAGCGCTTCAAAATTATACGCAAGATACTTCCCATGTTCAAGCGCAGATACATACTTACTGGAAGCCCGACGCCGAATGGATTACTAGACCTTTTCGGGCAGATGTATATCGTTGATATGGGCGAAGCTTTGGGGGAATATATTACTTGGTACAGGCGCGAATACTTCTACGATATTAAGATGGGAGCCTATAGTAAGTACGAGATAAAGCCGGGTAGCGCCGACCGTATAGAGGAACGTATAAAGAATAAAGTCATACGCATGGACGCAAAGGACTATCTGGAGTTACCTCACATCAACTACAATAAGGTGACGGTAGAGTTACCCGGCGATGCGAGAAAAGCATACGAGGAAATGGAGAAGGAAATGTTTTCCATATTTAGCGATGAGAAAATAATATCGGCGGTTAGTGCGGCGGCGGCGAGTATTAAGTGTAGACAAATCGCTAATGGGGGAATATATCTAGACCCAGAGTTTGATGAAGATAGTATGCGTATTGTAAAATCTAATGAATGGAGAGAAGTACATGCTGAAAAAACTGAAGCAGTCTTGGATATTGTGGAAGAGTTGCAAGGTAAGCCCTGCCTTATATCTTATGAATTTGCCCACGACAAAGAAAGATTACTTAAAGCCCTTGGAAAGAATACGCCTGTGCTTGGAGGTGGAGCGAGTGTTAAGACCAGTATCGAAATTGAAAAAGCATGGAATAACGGCAGTATTCCAGTATTACTCGGTCACCCTCAAGCTATGGGTCATGGCCTTAACCTGCAAGGATCAGGCAACACTATTATATTTCACTCCCTCACGTGGAACTACGAGTTATATGATCAATTTATCAAGCGGATTGCAAGGCAAGGTTCCAAGCATAAATCAATAATGGTTCACCATATAATAGCTGAGGGTACTATAGATGAAGTAATGCTATCCGTGCTGTATGGTAAGAAGCAAGTGCAAACAGACTTTATGAACGCCCTCAGAAAATACGCATTGATAAAACAACGGAAATAAGACTTTACAGTCAGGAAAAGGCATTATATGTTGAAACTCTCGACTTTACTTTCAATCATAACAAGAAGGAGACTAACTATGGCTAAAGAAGAAACTAAGAAAGCCCCGAAACCTGAAAAGGAAAAAGGCGAAAAAGTTGAAGGTGCGAAGCGCAAGTACGCTGAGAACCATAAAATCACCATTAAAAACAAAGAAAATCCACACCGCGAAGGTAGCGGTCGTGCTAAAGCCTTTGACGACTTGCTGAAATGCAAGACAATGGGTGACTATTACAACAGCGGCCACAAGCTGAAATATATCGACGCTTGGGTTGAAAGCGAACACATCGCTGTCTAAAGAATCCCGGAAGGGAGTGGCGACGGTTGTAAAAGCTCCGTCGCCATCATTTTATAAGGAGTAAGCAAATGATAATTAAAATCGGCGGATGCAACGGCAGCGGTAAGACCACAATGGTTCGCGAACTTCTAAAAATCGCCGACAAAGTTACCCCCATTCAGGAAGCTGCAATAAGTAAGAAAAAACCGAGTGCTTATCAAATGTACTTTCTTAAGTACGACTTTACTGTGTATTTACTGGGAAGTTACGAAACCTCTTGCGGCGGCATGGATACAATAAGCGACAAGGAAAAACGGCTTGCCCTTATAAAGCACTACGCCGAAAATAAAGACCATGTAATATTTGAAGGTCTAATAACGGGGAAAACATATGGAGCTATCGGCGAATATAGTAAGTCTGAAGGCCAATTTGGAAACTGGATCTACGGTTTTATGGATACGCCCTTTGACGTCTGTGTTCAACGAGTCCTGGAACGTCGTAAGAATAGTGGAAACGAAAACCCTTTTGACCCAGAAAGAACTATGCGATCTACTTACAGAGGTTGTGCTGGAGCAGCGCGTATCGCCGGAGAACAAGGACATAGAGTTGAAATGTTTGATCATAAACTCAGCCCTACCGAACTAGCTGCGGACTTATTGATGTTAGTAGGGGGCGTATGAGATTAGCGGACTTTTTCTTATTCATACAGGAGCGCTACAACATATATGTTAGAAAAACCAATGGAGAAGACAAACCTTGGAGCAAAGATCCAATTTTTCAATCCTATAGGTTCTGTAATGTTCACAGGGAAAATGATACAGTTACAAAATGGATCAGAAGCAATATCACTGAAAAGCATAAAGGGGATCCCGACCTGTGGTTCAATATTGTTATCGCCCGCTTGCTTAACGAACCCGATTCTATAAAAGCCGTAGGCTATGTAAAAGAGTGGGACTTTACGAAGTTCATACAAGCCCTGGAACTCAGAGCAAGCGTGGGGGCTAGGATCTTCAACCCTGCATATATCGTTTCCACAAACGGGGTTGCTATGGACAAGCCGACCTACATAGCAGCGAGGGTACTAACCCCACTATGGGCGCAACGGCTAAACTTAAGGCCGCAAAAAGGGGAATTACTTGGCAGCTACGCCATGCGATTAATTCAATGTATGGGTCTCGGTAGCTTCCTAACCGGGCAAGTTGTCGCTGATCTTAAAGCCGTGCCGCCGCTTGAAACTGCCGATGACTGGTGGACTTTCGTGGTGTCTGGACCTGGGTCTAAGCGCGGCCTCAACCGAGTCTATAAACTTGACCCCCATAAGGCAATGAATGAAACAACATTCAGAAATATGCTGGCCGACTTGCATGGGGTTCTAGACAATATTCTCGCCACCAAGAATACTTCGATTCCTAAACTTGATGCTCAGAACTTACAGAACTGTCTTTGTGAGTTCGATAAGTATGAGCGTGTAAGGTTAGGTGAAGGTCGTCCAAAACAACTTTATCCAGGAGTATAAGTATGGAAATTACAAAAGATACAGTGAATGAAGCCCTGCCAACGGCCTTACAAGTATTGCTGAGCAAGGGCATAAAGCAAAATAGCCGAAATGGCGAGGTGCTTGCCGCCCCCGCGCCTACTACCATTACATACCTTAATCCCTGTAAGCGCGTATTGTTCAATAAGGAGCGCGACGCTAACCCGTTTTTTCACCTTATGGAATCTATGTGGATGCTGGCAGGGCGCAATGATGTTGAGTTCCCGGCAATGTTCGCAAAAAACATACGGAATTATAGTGACGATGGTAAAACTTTCTACGGAGCATACGGCTACAGGTGGAGAAAACAATTCGCCTGTGGGGATCAATTATCTATTATTGCGGACAAGCTGCGTAAAAACCCGGATGATAGGCAAGTGGTTCTGGCAATGTGGAATGTATCAGACACTTTAACCATCACGAAAGATACTCCTTGCAACACTCACGCATACTTCA